TTGCATTCTCTTCAGTTTGCTTGATGACTTGAGCAAGTCTGTCCTGTTCGCTCTTGTTGTGCGCAATCTGCTGTTCAGCTTGTTCAAGTTGCGCCTGTGTTTTGACAATGGCGCTTCCTGGATCTAGCTCAGCTTTTAAGATATCCAGCACAGCTTGAATCAAGACGTCTTCTGGTTCGTTTGTACGATCTCCAGTGAATGATCGTGAGTTAGTGCTGTAGCGATTTCCTTCTGATAATTGAATTTCTACCACGGTCTCAACATTAGAACCAGACATTCTTAAGTACGGTTTTGTTGATAAGTTATAACCATTAATTGCCATGTTTATTCTCCTTTGTTGGCTGGTTTAGTTTGTTCACCAAGCAGAGCTTCCAACTCTTGCACTCGTGCTTGCAGTTGTTGATTTTCTGCTTCTTTTTCATCGAACTGAAGTTTTAACAAATTATATCTAAGCATTGACGACCTTAAATCAACTAACATATCATCAAGTGTCATGTTTAGGATTTGGTTAAGCTGTTCTTTGTCCATTTTCTAAATTCTCCAATCTTTGCGTAAGTTTTTTATTTTCAAGAGCAAGTTCCTGAATTGCCTTGAGAGCTATATTAGTCAATCTGAGATTATCTAGGTTCAGCGTGTCGCCGTTTTCGTAAACAAGTGTAGGATCCACTGCTTGGACCTCCTGAGCGATTAATCCAATCTTCGTGTGTGCTTGTTGCGGTCTATCCTCTTGTTTCTTCCAGTCATATTCCTTGAACTGGAATTGATGGATATAATCAAGAGCCTTATGCTTGCAATCAACGATATTGTCTTTCAGACGTCTATCTGAGAAATGCTTATTAATAACTGACCACAGGCTATATGCTGTGCTGTTATAACTATAATAAATGTCATTACTTGAACCACCAAAACTCAAATATACATTGTCGGAGTTCCATAACCCAATAGTACCCGTTGTTCCACCGTCAATCCTTCCATTCCCTGTCTTGAGCCAGCCGATTCCTTTTGCTTTAATGTATCCCCTCACTGTCAGTAGGAATTCATCACTATCACTTGCGTAACCGCCAGTAGTAAAATCGGAGTCCTTGTAAATGAAAAGGCCATAAGGAACATCTTCGCCACGACCATAAGAACCAATGAACTGCACTCCTAACCCATCTTTAGTATTATGGCTTCGTGGTACATTAATCTGTAAACCGCCATTTGTAGTATCGAATGAGCCATAAGAACCTAGTTGGATTTTAGTGTGTCCTGTTAAGGTTCCACCATAGATGTTTGAACCTGTAATGGTCCCACCGTAAATCCTATCACCACTCAAAACACCTGACTGAACCTGACTTGCATCTATCGTGATACTTTTAACTCTGTTAATGAAGGCTTGCTTGGCAAATAGCTGACTTAAGTAGGCTTCATTTGCCACCAGTTTGTTAAAGAAAGCCTGATCAACTCTCAACTTGTCAGCGGTTACTGCTTCAGCATCTAAAATCGTAGTCGTGACTGAGCCTGCTTCAAAATTGGCGGTTTTAAGCTTGTCTATCATGGCAGATTTAATGACTGCATTATCAATCAAGGTTTCTCCAGTGATATGAGTAGCTTTACCAGAGATACGATTTTGACCATTTGAACCAAGATTGATTCCAGAAATGATATCCCCAGCTGAATTGATGTTCTGAACGGCCCAGGAGCCAGCGAGCTGAGTCATTTTTGTTTGAGTCGCTTCAAGAGTCTTGTCTGTCTCTAGAGTCGCATCTTCGGGAGCCGGTTGCCAGCGACGGTCAGTCGTGCCTTCATAAAAATCAAGCTCTGTCATGAACAGACCGCCCCATTTATTAGGATTGTTGCGGTCGTATTCAAATTGCAGATAACATTCATCGAATTCCCCGACGTTAAATGTAATGGATTTTTTGACCGTTTTTGTGTTATCAAAAACGGGTCCATCAACCCATTTAGGTTGACCATTGAATATCAGTAACCTCTGTTGAAAATCTGCGACAGAACCTTTTACACGTTTACTAACATAGACCCTAAAAAATTTTGAGTTATTATCGAAACCTAAAATATTCAACGTATAATCAGTATTTCGCTTGATAATGAACCGTGGACTTTTAACGATGGCTCCTGGTCGCAATTCAAACATGCGTTTTTGACCGTTAAAATAAAACGAGTGAGCTGTAAAATTCAAACGACCATTCGCTTCAGACCAGTATTTCAATCCGTCATCCGCTCTCGAATTTCGGAGAACATTCGGACCGCCAACAGCTGAATATTTGCCAACTTCGACTTGAAAAAGTTGATTAGTCAGAGCCATGCGAGCAACCTTATTCGAAATGTCATTCTCGTTGCTACCGATAATCCTCTCATAGAGTTTGCTTGTTTCTTGTACACGCTGAAAATCTACAAGATTCGCTTTGCCATCAAGTTGAGAAGATAAGCTTGTGAATCGACCATCCACAGTCTTCTTGTACTCAGCGATTTGAGTAGCAACTTGGCCATTCGTTGATGTCTTCACTTCCTCAATTCGTCGCTCAATCCCACGAATTCCTTCTTGGTAAGTATTCTTGCCGACATATCCATCAACAACCTCGTTTTTCAATTTGGTTATATCAGCGGTTGCCTGCTCGCTGATTTGTTTCGCCTCCTGAGCTAGCAAATTACCTGCACCAGCGTTTTTCAAAGCTTCATCAGCCTTTTGCTTGATTTCATTCAGACCAGTGCTGTCGAAATCACGAAAACGCTGGTCAATTGTTTCTGTCAGATTTTGCTTGACCTCTTCCGCTTTGGCTTTGGCAGCGTTAAGACCATCTGTGAGCTGGTTGACTAGTTCCTCTTTTTTTCGGTCAAAAGCGAGGTCGGCATTCTTGATTTCTTTTGCTAGTTGTGTAGCGAATTGCCCTTGCAAGTGCTGAGTTTCGTTTTCAACCGCATCACTAACAGCATTAGAAACCATATTGGACAAGCCTGACTTAAATTTCCCAAATCCAATAGATAGTAGCTTCTTAGCCATCGGGGAGTAAGTATACTTCGTGATTTTCTTGCGAACGTCCATCTTGAATCGATCATGAAATAGACTGACAATATCAAAAATTTGAACAGGTACATCACTCTTTCCTTCAACTTGAATTTCTAAACTATCTTCAAGCATATCGCAGAGTGTATTTCTAAAATACTGCTCACCATATTTTCTAAGAGTCGCTTCATCTTTTACGTCCTGGTCATTAACCTCAATCACATCTTCGTAGATTTGACTGTATTTGTTAATGAGTGGACTATCCACCACCACAGAAAACTTGCGATCAGGTGCCTTTTCTCCCTCACCTTTGACGGTTGCCTTAAAAGTGATTCTAGTTTTTAAAGACTTCGTTGATGTCTTTTGTTGATAGCTAGACAGGTTTTTCTTATACATGAAAAGCGATTCATTTTCTGAACCGCCATTTTTAAGTAATCGAACCTGGTATCCATGGCGCACAAGGTCGCCGCCCCACTGACCAAGGATAGAGTGTTTATCTTTTGTAAAAGCGACCATCGCGTTAACACTATCAGTATTGAACGTGTGACGTTCGTCGATGTCGGAAAAGAATGAGAACGGATTATCACGAGTGATACTTCCAGCAAATCGACTCAAAGCAGTTGAACCAGTCGCTCTATCTAAAGAAATTGGATTGATGACATAGTTGTTCAATAGTGTAAAGGATTGATTCGCATAGACTTGAATATAGCCATGTTTCTTTTGAACCTCGAAAATGACGAAATCTTGTTCGCCATGTAGGTCATCGGCTTTTAGGAAAGTTTCTTCTTTCAACTTCTCCCACAAAGCATCTGAGGTCGGAAAGCGAAAAGTCAGTTGATAGGTACTATTTGCTTCTTGAGAAATCTTGTCTGCATAAGCAGCATTTAGAGGAGTATTCCCATTTGTTAAGTAAATCAAATCTTGTACCTCCAGTTCGGTCGAATAATCAATCTAAGAACGTTGCCAGTAAATGTAATTCCACTTCTTCCAGTTGGGATTACAAAGAACCCACCGCGCTTTCTGAGCGTGTTCTGTACCGCTCCAGTAGCATTGTAGATATTTTGCTTACCTTGTCTACAATCAATTGTAGCTTTCGTTTTTACATTGAGATACATTGTTTCTTGACCAATAGTGATTGATACATCTCCATCTCCCTGAACCTCAATAATCGGTTCAGAGTAAATGGTCCCTGGATTGTTAATTGTTCCTGGTCCATTATAAGATTCAGAGTTAACCGTTTTTTGATAGCGAAAAGGTTGCATGTTTAGCTTGATTTTCAATTGCCATGCATGATTGCCAAAAGGTTTATAGCTAGCAGTTAAAAAATGAGCATAAAAAACAGATTCAGGATGATAGCTAAATTCCAACTCATTGTCATTCGCTTGAAATTTATCCAGGATAATCGAGATATCAATCATCTTTGTAACGTGAATTGTAAAAGTTCTGTCATAGCTATCATAAGAACCATCTAATACTCGATAAATTCCATTCACACCATGAAGCTCGGCCACCTCCCCTTTCGGTTTAGCAGCCTCAACTTCTCCAAAGTCGGTCACAATACAGCCTGGAAGGGTTGATGTATTAAAGCCATTAATGATCATATAATCCATTAGAATCCCTCCCTTGCTAAAATAGAACCATGTTGTTCGTAAGTGTTCAATGAGATTTTCTCATTGTCTAGATAGATGTCTGACGATTTTTCAAGGATAGCGGTAAGGATAGATTCCAAACTTGACCTCATAATCGCTATCTCAGACACTGTTTTACTCTCTTGTACTTCAAGCTGAGCTGATGGCATGGCCAAACGGGCCTCAAGATTCTTCGTAACAGAGGCAGTTGAGTTTAGATCTAGGTTATCCCCTGAAAACACATCAGAGATTTCTCCAGCCATACCACCTACTGTTTCCTTAACACCTTTAAACCTTTCTTGCAGTCCTTGGTCTAAACCTTGCATGATTGCATTACCTGCAGGAATCAATAACTTACGGTCATATTCAATAGGACCTTTATGGTCTCGAATCCAATTTGCTATTCCACCAACAAAATTAGTAACTCCTTCCCAAGCAGATTTTAAACCGCCTAAAAAGCCGTTAAGGATTGCTTTACCAGCTTCCCAAAGATTGATATTTTTAATGCCATTAAAAATATTGGTTACTTTGGTTACTAGATCACTAACAGCCTGTTTCATGTTATTCCACGCAGTCTGAGCACCACTAACAAGTCCATTGATGAAACCAAGTACAAGTGATTTTAGCCCAGACCATGCTGCGCTAGCTGTTGATTTGATATTTTCCCAAAGACCGGATAAGAAACTCACAAAATTATTCCATAAGTTTTGAGCACCTTGAATCAATCCAGTAATTAGATTCGATACTGTAGATTTTATCCATTCCCAGGCCATAGACGCAGCCGTTTTGATAAATTCCCAAATTGTACTCAGAACATTAGAGAAATTTTCAAAAACACCAGTAGCGTATCCAACGATGACATCCACGACTCCAGAGAAGTATGTTTTAATACCCTCCCAAATCAGAGAGATTCCATTTTTGATTCCTTCCCAAATTAGAGAAAGATCTACGCCTAATTGATCAAAATTTCCTGTCACAAGATCAATGATAATCAAAATAGCACCCAAGAAAATCGATTTGATAAATTCCCAAGCACCTTCGAAGATCATTTTAATTCCTTCCCAAACTTGAGTAAGACCATCTGAAATGTTTTTCCAGATATTCATGAATCCATCAATAAACGGTTGAACAACCGTCATGACGGCTGAAGTAATCGCTGTCCAAGCAGTAGACGCGGCCTCTTTAATTGATTCCCATAAGTTAGAAAAGAATGTTACAACAGCATTCCACATCGCCTTTAACGACTCAACGTAAGCATTCCAGGTTGTAACCACTCCATCCCACAAAGTGCTAGCACCTTCAGAGATACCAGACCAAAGACCAACAAAGAAATCAGCAATTCCCTGCCATGCCTGCTTGATCCAATCCATAAAAGAGGACCAAATTTTTTGGCCAGTTTCTGTTTGTGTGAAGAACCATACAAGGCCAGCAGTTAATGCTGCCACTGCCGTTACGATTAGGCCAATCGGGTTTGCTGCTAATACTGCATTGAAAATACCAAATGCTCCACTTGCCCCCATGGTAGCAGCTGCATTCGCTGCCTCTGCGGTAGTGAGTGCACCGGTTCTTACGAACTGAGCCAACATAAGACCATTCGTGATGGACAATGTCGCATTTCTGATTGCTTCTATTCCTTTTATTACAGTCATGACTGCTTTGTATCCAGCCCATGCACTTGTAATTCCGACAACTGCCGACTTTAGAATATTTAAAGCCATAGGGCTATCTTTCAGCCATTTAGTAAATTTACTAAGATATTCTGAAGCTTTACGAACAAATTTTGTAACAGATTCAAATGCTGTTCCAAGAAGATTTACTCCCTGTTCTCCATCCTTAATTCCTAAAAGATCACCGACAAAATCACCAACTATCGACAATACATCACCAATTGCAGAACCAATGTTCTCAAAAGTAACTCGAATATTATCCGCAATATTGACAATTTGAGTTGCAGCTTCCTCACTAAAACCAAGCGTATTTAGAATATCAATGTTATCCTGCTTGCTTAATGACCCAAAGATCATATCAAAAAAGGTCTCAAAGATTCCAGTCACACGAGATAGTTGATCAAAAACCGCACTTCCAAAAGCATCCCCAAAAAGCTGAGAAGCAATCTGACTAATCCCTTCAGTCAAAACCAAGCCCAGGCCAGAAAAAATATTTCCAACCATTGGTAAAAAATTATCAAAGAGAAAGGTAGATGTTGTTTTAAGCAAAGCATGCAGAGAAGGTAGGATATTCTCCCCTAGCGCTAACTTTCCAAGTACATTCTGAGCTGCTGCTTTCATGGATTCAAACGATCCGCTAAAAGTAGATGCTGCCTCTTTAGCTGTTGTCCCAGTGATGTCTAAATTCTCCTGGATAGCATGAATGGCGCTATAAACATCAGAAAGGTTGTTAATGTCGTACTTAACACCAGTCAATTTCTCTGCATCAGCCAAGAGACGTTGCATTTCTTGCTTTGTACCACCATAGCCAAGTTTAAGGTTGTCCAGCATAGTGTAGTTTTGCTTCGCAAACCCTTGATAAGCCATCTGAATGCTCTCCATCGATGTACCCATCTTGTTAGCATTATCTGACATATCAATCATGGCCATGTTTGCTGTTTCAGCAGCTTTGTTTGTATCTCCACCCAAAGACTGCAAGAGACTCGCTGAAAAGCCTGTCACGTTCTCCATGTAAGCATTGGCTGACAGCCCTGTTGTCTTGTAGGCTTCATTAGCATATCCCTTGACCTTGTCAGCAGAACCTTTGAAAAGAGTTTCGATACCTCCAAGCGATTGCTGAAGCGCTGCACCTTCACTGATAGCTGCCGAAAATGCCTTGCCAATCCCTGCCGCTGCAATAACTTTCGTCATAACACCAACAAGACTAGAACCTAATGACTGTCCAGCACTTTGTCCTGCTGCACTCGCTTCAGGATTGAGGATTGATTGGATTTTACCAGTGATGCCTCTAGCTGAGGGTATCAATTGTACATAAGCCTGTGCTATTTCTGTAGCCACTAATCCTCACCTCCTATTTTTTCTAAAATTTTTTGACGATATTCTTCAAAGTCCTCACCAGAATCAAAGATCATCTCCTTGCTTTCTTTAGCTTTAGTTTTTCCTGTCAGTTCCTCTGCAACCATTAATGGTTTGTTGATTCCTTTCTGACCGTCTGTTGTTTTAAACCAAACAAGAGCGGAAAGCCTATCAAGCACGCCCGCAAGCAAAAAAGTTTCAAAAGGAACTTTGCTATTGGTCATTGCTAGTTTGATTCGTGAATCATCTCTCAGACCAAAAGCAAAAACAGCTACCTGGTCAGCAGGTAACTGTCTGTAATCAAAAATTCCATAGGTTTCAGCTAAATCACAGATAAGAGCGTCTTCATCTGTTTGAATCATTCTAGCAAGGAGCGCTATTTTTTTAACTGATTCTGACTTGAAAAGATCTCACTAATTTCTGCTCCCATCTTGTCTAAAGGAACAATTCCAGTCGCAGTTCGCACATGATTTTTCAAATCTTCCGATTTGTTACCAAGCATGAGTTGTACTACTTTTGGTAAAACTGCCGGATTTGTATCTACTTCAGAGATTGCTTCAAGTAACTCATAGTTTTCCAAGCGCTCTTTTGTGATTTCAAAAGCAAATCCGGTCGAAGTCACTCCACGGATTGTTTTGATCTGTGGCGCAGCTTCTTTATTTTTCTTTTTGCGATTTTGTTTTGACATGATTAAGCTCCTTTGATGTATTCATAGTGTGTATCATCAGTAGCATTAGGAAACGCAGTTACTGTCGTACCATATCCAAGAACACTTCCATCGTTATAAGTGATTTCATCGATGGCAGTTACTTTTCCTGAAGGAATAACAATACGTTTAAGTACACCACCTTTTAGAACTGTTTCGATAACCAGACAGTGGTGTGGCAATTCTTTTGAATTTGCCTTAATGACAATTCCTGATGACAAATCACCGGATACATTATCTGATCCATAAACTTCCTTCAAAACATCTACATTCAATGCTTCAATCAGCATATATTTGAATGTGTCTGGTTTTTCTTTTTGAACTGAACTTACAATTACGCCACCCCATGCTTTAATATTTTCAGACTCTGGAGAGTTACTGTTGGTCATACCATCTTCTGAAATATATCCCAGCGCTTTAAAAGCTTCATCTAGTTTTGTTGTTGCATCTGTCGGTAATGCTGTTCCAAGAGGTGCAGAATAAACCGCACCTCCGATTTTAGGTTTTGCAGTCGTTACATTTGCTTCTGTAGCCATTTAATTTCTCCTTTTTAAAAATAATTAATATCAAATACAGCTTGATATCGATATTGTTTTGTTTCAGTGTCCGTAAAATTGTAATCACTGTTCAGGTGGACACCACAGATTGAATCTAATTCAATCAATCCCTTCACAGCACTTTTCACTTTCACATTAAGCTCTGCAGCCTTCTGCATAGTTGGACCATAGCTTTGAAAAGCAAAGGTCGCACTACCAGAATGATTTCGCTCCTTACCACCAGTTTTTTGAATAATGACAAAGCTATCGGAAGCTTCAGCTTCATGCTCAAAAAATGACGGTACATCTAAATGACCGTCAAGATATTTCTTGATAATAATTTCAATCATCTAATGCACCGCCTTCAACAAAGTGTTATTTTTCAAATTATCCCTCTTCGCTTTTCGCGTTGCTGGATAAATCATAGCATTGCCCCTTGTCTTACCAACGTGGCTATCTTGTTCATAACCAGGGCCACATCTTTTTTTAATGACTGCCGCTTCTTTGTTCAGAATGTCTTGAATCTCTTTGGATTTCAAAAGAGCTCCTACACCCGCACCAATAAGCTTGACTTTTAAATCACTCATACGCTTCAACCATCACTTTCTTATTCCATTCCAGAGGCATCATGGCTTCAATGCCTTCTAACGGAATGCCAATCGTGCGCCACTTGCGCCCAAAGAAACGAACTTCACGGTCTTTCCACTCGTTCTGATCGCCTTTTGGTATGCCTAGCGTATAAGATGCCTTCTTCCCAGTCAAATTGAGCTGATTCGTGATATCTTCTGTTGAAGCTGGAACAACCAGAACATTATCTACTTGAATTTCAGTATTCTCATAGATGGGATGCCCAAAGTCATCCTTTCCAGTCTTGTTTTTTCCAATCAAAGTTACAGTAATTCCTTTAATCCGTCCCATAGATATCAATCACCCCATATCTTTGCTTTTTGAGGCCCAGACGTTTCAATTCTGAATCCTTGATAAAGAGACCGCCACCAGGAACTAGATAAGAACCACTGAAGGAATAACCTAAAGCAGACTCAGCCATTTGAGTCATTGGTTCCTGATCAGTAGAGGTCATCAAGGTGCGAGCTACCACATCAACCGTGACGGACTTAACGACCATGGCAAAAGATGGATCAGTAGCCACCAACCCATCTAAATCCTTGCCAACTTTTTTAGCTTCAACGCGAAGAGAATGAGAAACAACTTCCAACAGCTCTTCGGCTCGTTTTTCCTCATCGAATTTCAACGCTCGCCACAATTTTTTCAAATCTTCGACTGTTGCAAAGTTTTCCATTTCAATCACCCTTCATTTGCGATTAGTAAATCAAGCAAAGCAGATTTATTTGCCTTGCTATCATACTCAACACCCAATTCATCAAGTTTCGCCTTGATTTCTGGAACAGTAAGGCGATATTCTTCTTTGAATTCACTAATAGGAACCCAATCACCTGCCAATTTACTGTCTGTTTCAATTGTTGCTAAGGTTTCTTTGTTAATATATTCCATATTAAGCCTCCACACGAGCAAATGCCTGCTCATCAAGAATTCCCCAACCTACATACACTTGTGTACGCAAGCAAACTTCACGGTAGCGTTTCAAGTCACGACCAGCTCCATCTGGATCACCGTATTTAATAATTTCAAGAGGAATTTCCTCTGCATACCCCCATTTAACAGCATTTTCAAAATCACCTACGATAACATGGTCTTTTTTAGTCGAATTTGCAACGGTAGTCAATGTTTTATTAACATCAGACTTCATTCCGTAAAACGATCCTGGATTTTGGCCAAAACGGTATTCAGGATATTGGACTACCCCGTTTACCTTGATGTTTCCAAGTGCTGCTCCTGCAGCAGGAGACAATGCAATACCGTTGACTTCGCAATCATTTGCTGTGATGGTTGCAACAGCAGCATCAATGTTTTCATCAATTTTACCTGCTTCATAAGCAACTACATTTCCTGTGATCAAACCATCAAATGAGTTTGTGGCTTTGAAAGAAGCATCTGTCATTGATTTTGGTTCAAGGCCATGAAATGAAGCAATATCAATTGCTTGTGCAACTTTTTTAGACAAGCCATCAATAAATGATTTGAGGTAAGACAATTGTTTTTCTTCAGAACACTTTACAAATTCCTCAGATACCCGTGCTTGATAAGTAATCAAAATAGGTTTGATTACCTTTGGTTTCATAGTTGCACTTCCAGCGTTCGAAGGATTGCCTTCACCTACGATTTCAGCATTTCCTTCAAGATTGAATACAAATGTTTCAGTTCCAGAAAACGGAATAGGTTCTTGGGTAGTAAGTTTTGCAAGGGTTGAATGTCCCTTTACCTTACTAAAAATGTCTTGGACTGTTTCGACTGGGAAAAGATCCCCTGTTTGTAGTGTTGCCATAAATTATTCTCCTCTCATTTTGTGCAACATTCCTTTTAATGCTGCATCTTTATCATCGCCTAAATTAGGCTCATTTGTTTTTAGTGGCGGGATTGATTCCTTAGGTTTCATGTATCCAGCCAAGCGCTCTGCATCTGCTTTGAAGCTTTCTTCATCAGTTCCCTGCAAACGGTCGGCAAGGTCGTAAGGCAATCCGTACTGCAAAGCCACACGAGTTCGCAGACTAGCCGTCTCATAATTAGAGATTTGATTCTGCATCTCTTCAAGTTGCTTGTCAGCATCTGCCTTGCTTTGATTAGTAGCTTCAATTGTTGACTTCAAGCCAACATTTTCTTTTTCCAATTCTGTAACTCGAGATTTGAGCTGGTCATAGTCGCTATACTTCGCTTTCTCACGAGATAAACGCTCCTTAATAGCAGCATCAAATTCTTCTTGTGTAGTGATTGGTTTAAATTCTGACATTCTCATGTCTCCTTTCTCCTGCTTTCCCGGCAGTTCGGTAATTTTGGGCATCAAAAAAAGCAGTCGCAAGACCGCTTATTTTAATAACTGATTTTTTGCTTTTTCTTAGGCTTGGTCGTAGCACAAGCCCAGTGCGCAAGCAAAGCACTATCCATCAAAGAAATATCCATATCGTCAAAATGCGATCGATAACCAAAACCACCATTTGAGCCAATATTCCGCTTATCGCAGTTAGTAGCTACTTTAGACAATGATGGTTGGCCAGCATGACAGATGGTTTTCTGGTAAATCCCCTGCTCCCAAAGAGCGTTGGCCACGATGATTTCTTTCACCGTCGGTAGAATCACATTCTTGATTCTGTAGTCCTTCAACTCTTCGTCCAGGATCTTTTGACCACTTGCGCCATCGATGACAATCTGAGCCACATCAGCTTGACGCAAAAAGGCAACCATCCACTCATTCCCATTACGAACGGATTGACAATCGACTGTTTCCACAAAGAAACGGCCGTCCTTTGTCCGTGCAGCAATACTCAATGCTACATTCGTTCCATCTTGACCGTACTTGATACCAACAGACAGTTTGCCAGACAATTCTGGTACATCATCCACCTTGAGCTCATTCCACTCCGTTTCAGAAATGGCAGATTTCTGGTTGTAAGTTGGCCAGAATCCCAAACGCTGGATATTATGGTCCAACTTATCCTCACCAAGCTCAGCCTCAATCTTACGCTCATTCAAGTGGTAGCCCATGGATGGATTAGAATTATACCAAGCTTCCACATCGTCGATTTCCTTTTCATCAGAAACCGACCACTCAGCCCAGCCAGAATACTTCCCTTTTCCGAAAAGGCAAGTCTCACGATACTTCGTAAAGACCGTACCACTTGAAACTGGTGTTGGAGGTGTCCCACACATGATTGTGATAGGGTTCTCACTATCCGTAACCGTGTATTTCAAAGCAGATTCTTGCTCGGTCGTGTACTCCTGGGCCTCGTCAATGATCAGCATGTCAAATCCTTCACCCAGACCACCATTTGATGTCCTAGTACGGAATTGGATAACACCACCTGTTGAATAAAGTTCAATCCGCTCCTGCCCCTTTGCCCTAATGGAATTAAAATCCTCACCATCCACATACCCCATTTTTTCAAGGTATCGTTTGACCTTTTCGAAAGAGGAATGAGATGTAGAAATCCGGTGAGCCGTGTGCAGGATATTCAATCCCTTATGCAAACCCCAAATTTCTAGAATATAAAGGATTTCAGATTTTCCGTTACGACGAGGAATAGAGTAGCCAAACTTCTGATGCACCCAAAGACCATTTTTATCAATAGCCATCAAAGGTAGCAATAGATTCTTCTGCCAAGCATAGCAAGAAAGACCAGTCCGCTCGTAAAGTTCAATCGCTTCTTTAGCTTTTGAATTTTTCTTGACGTATTTTAAAATCACCGATTGAGTAGGATTCTGATTGCCAAGTTTCTTCTTCCTCGCCATTCTATTTTCCTTTCAATCGTCATCGCATGATAACCCTGTCGCTGGGATGGTTTAATTGATTACATTCAAAATATAGTTTTTAGCAACATCGAGCATTCCCAACGCCTGCAAACTACTTTCCCAGCTATAGCCAAGATGTATCTCACCATCTTTATCCAAAGAAACCACTAATACCGAAGTATAGTCATGACTAGTCTCAAGATTTTCCTCCAAAATTTCTTTCACGGAAGCACCACGCTCCAGACTAGACTTTTTCTCTGAAAAATCAATTGTGTTTCCCATTGTTACTCCTTTATAAGCATAATAAAAGCACCCTTTCGAGTGCTAGATAATTTCTATTGACTTAATTTCAGATTCATTAAACCCAATATATGGGTGTTTATCCGTTGCTATTGTAATTTCGTCATACAGTTCATCTTCGGTATCAAGTCTTCCCGTATAAGTATTACAGTGACCTTCGAGGATTTGATCATCAACAAAAGTAACTCTAATATCTTTTCCCAAATATTGTTTTAAGTTCATTACTGATCTCCTTTCTTAGGTACAATGTGGGTTCTCTTCTCAGAATGATGAATTTTAATAGACGTCACTTCTGAGCCATCTGCCCCATTGATTCCGATTGGGTAACCTAATTCTATTATCTCTTTGTTCGTTCTTCTTCCACGTCTATCAAGCTCAATGCGTCCAGTTCCATAATGTTTATCAAACAATTCTTGAACATCAACTGAATCATAGATATATGATTTTCCTGTTTTATGTGTTGATTCCATATGTGGCAACTGCTTCTCAGGGTTTATTTTTTTACCCCATTCTCCAGTTTGGATTTTCTGATAAATAAATACTTTATCTTTCAGTTGCTCATATTCCTCACCACCATTATACTTCAAATCCTGAAATTTCGCTAGAGAAATGGGGGATTTTTCAACACCGAGTGTATCCACCACTTCTTTGTACTCCTTGATGTCTACTTTTCGATTATTATCACGCACATCAATATTTATTCTCTTACGCTTTTCTAACTCATCGGAACTCTCATTTCTGATTTTTTTAGTCCAAGAATTTTGAACCTTACCCTTTTTAGGATGATAGTCAATTACACAAGTACAATGCTGATGCCTTCTGTAGAAATTCGCTGGTTCCTCACCATATATGTAATTCCCTACTAAGCTATCGCACCATTTACAACAACGTCTAGTAGAGTGTCTACTGATCGTCGGCACAAAGCCCATTTTAGCATGAAACTCCGCATTCTTACGAATGCTATCATCAATGATTGATTGAGTGAAGTTCACAATAGGTTCACCGAGCAACCAACTGACATCCTCAAAATTATCCTCAGACGAAAAGCGATTGACAATGCCAGCTATTCGATTCAGATTTAATTCAGGAACTTTAACTTTCAGACCAATTTTTGCTTCATCGTTCAAATTCTTCTGAACATCGCTAGCATAACCACTCACAAGCTCGTGATTTCGTCCTAGCACGTCCGTCAGTAAACGCTGAGCAATATTGTAATACATTTTTCCGTCTGGTAGTTTATCAGCGCTCAGAGACACTCCTAGAGCCTTAGAGAGAATTTCACCAACTTCAATCGCAAACTCATTTGCAGTTTTGTAAGTGGCTTTTTTTGCTTTTAACGTAGCAAAAGCATTTCTGACGATCTCACTCTTGCCAAAATCTCGTTCAAACCTCTCTTGAACATCTTGCAAGATACCCGGTAAAACATCATTCTCCATTTGAACCACCCTCGCTCACCACTGGTTTAGCTGACATGTCTCCAGCGATACCAGTAAGGTCTCGAATTGTCTCCGCATTGATGTAACCAGGTAATGCCTGATTTAGTTTCACAACACCATCACCAATCATGGTCATTGTATTCGCATCTGCTTCAAACAATGGTTCCCACTTAACAGTGGTTCTCACAAATTGGCTCCTAGTATAGCGAAACTCATCACGCAAACAAGCTGCAACATAAGCGACATTTAGCAATCCAGCACCTAATGAGCGCTGAGCCTTTCGACCAGCAAGACGAAGATTCTCATGGCTAGCCTTGATAGCTTCCACAGATGATGGATTATCTGAAACGAAGCCAAGGTCATCCAATGTCAAGCCCATTTCACCAGCAAATCCAGCAGCTGCTGTTCTGAGCTGTTCTGTGAAAGGTGACATGCTAGCGGTAGTAAATTGCCCAACGCTCGGCTTCTCTCCTTTGTCACTAGAGGAAATCGTCAACAAACTTGATACAGTAGCTTTCCATTTCTCCATAGGTTCTGCATCAGGATCAAGCCCAAGAATGTATTTCTGCGGCCATGAGTAGAACTCAGCAGTTATATCCGCCCGTTCCAAAGTACGCTTAGCGTATTTTTGATAATACATCCCTGCCCTAGTAATACGAGACCGACCAAAAGGACGAACCGCATCCGGACGATGAATGACCGGAACTAGCAAAGGAATACCCGTTTCATTCGTAACCGAGTAAGGCTCGCCATCTTTCGGAATGAAGTGAGTAGCATTTGGCTCAAAGTAAGCTTCAAGCGTTGGACGATTGTAATCATCACGAGCCAACACCGCATAACCTTCCACAAGCAACCCTGTTATAGGATCAATGACACCCGTCGCATTGCTTGATTCAATGACTTGTAACCTCACCTCATCATCTTCACCCTTCGAAATGTAGACGAAACTACACGAACCAATCAGCGCAGCTAAAATAGCACTATCAAAGAAGATATCAGGATTGTTCCGATTAAAGATTTCTGTAACATTAAAATCATCATTAGCAAATGCCCTGAAAATCAAACGATCTGCAAGACTATCAACTCCCTTTGCAGCCCAACCAAGGACAGCTTGGTACTTCGCCCTGATATGCGCAGGAATTGTGATTCCTGTAGGTGCTTCATAGTGTTGCATTGCATAATGCTT